GGCAATAGCAACTCTGGCAGTTGGAACGGCGGCGGAACATCAGACGCTGGCTATTCAAATACTGATTTCGGTTATAAAAACTATATGAGTAGACTCCCCGAAGTTTACACAGGGCATCCAAACAGAATAGAACGATACAATCAATATGAGATGATGGATGTCGATGCTGAGATTAATGCATGTTTAGACATTATAGCAGAGTTTAGTACTCAACGCAACGATCATAACAAAACACCATTCTCATTCGAATACAAAGAAGATCCTACCCCACATGAAGTAGACTTGTTAACTAAGCAGTTGCAACAATGGTGCAAACTCAATGAGTTTGACACTCGTATGTTTAAGATGTTCAGAAACGTAGTTAAGTACGGAGATCAAATCTTTGTAAGAGATCCAGAGAACTTTAAACTCTACTGGGTTGACATGGTTAAAGTCATTAAGGTTATTGTTAATGAGAGTGAAGGTAAACTTCCAGAACAGTATGTTATTAAAGACTTAAACATTAACTTACAGAACTTAACAGTTGCACAGAAAACAAACACAGATTTTGCCGCTAACCCAACAACAGGATTAGGTGGTACTGGTGGCGGTGGCGGAGCAGGTGGAGGTGGATACACAGTCCCATCTATGCCTTATAACACATCAGGTAGTAGATTTACATTAGGACAAGCAGAGTCATCAATCGATTCTAATCATGTTGTTCACTTGTCATTAACAGAAGGCTTAGATCGCTTCTGGCCTTTCGGACAGTCTATCTTAGAGAATGTCTTTAAAGTATATAAGCAGAAAGAACTATTAGAAGATGCTGTTCTTATCTATCGTGTACAACGAGCACCAGAACGTAGAATGTTTAAGATTGACGTTGGTAATATGCCAAGTCATTTAGCAATGGCATTCGTAGACAGAATTAAAAACGAAATACATCAAAGACGTATACCAAGTATTCACGGTGGAGACTCTAACGTAGATGCTACGTACAATCCTCTATCAATGAACGAAGACTACTTCTTCCCAGTTACAGCAGAAGGCAGAGGATCATCAGTTGAAGTTCTACCAGGTGGTCAGAACTTAGGCGAGATTGACGATCTTAAATACTTTAATAACAGACTAGCACGTGGTTTGCGTGTGCCAAGTTCATACTTACCAACTGGACCAGACGATAACACAACACCTCTGAATGACGGACGTGTTGGTACAGCAATGATACAAGAGTTTAGATTCAATCAGTACTGTGAAAGACTACAGAACTATATTTGCCAAACACTTGATGAAGAATTTAAATTGTTCTTGCGTTGGAGAGGATTCAACATTGATACAAGTATGTTTCAATTACAATTTAATCCACCTCAAAACTTTGCCGCTTATAGACAGAGTGAACTAGATACTGCAAGAGTATCTACGTTTGCATCAATGGAAGCATTTCCATATATGTCTAAGCGTTTCTCACTAGAAAGATTCTTGGGATTAACTGAAGAAGAAATCAACAGAAACGAAAAACTTTGGCAAGAAGAAAACATTGAGAATTCAGGTGATGAGCCGACTGGTTCTGATCTACGAAACGTAGGAGTCTCAACAGGTGACTTTGATGCCGACGAAGAAACCGGTGAAGAAATTGAAGATACTGAAGAACTAGATGACTTCGGTGACTTAGATGTTTCTGGCCCGGTAGGTGGTCAAGCATCAACTGCCGCAGGCTCAGTAGAAGGCGCTGGCGAAGTCGGACCTGTATCATAGGTGAAAGTAAAACGAATTATTACCTCAGGTTGTAGTTTCGGCGACAAGTATACTCCATGGACTTGGCCGCATATACTAGAAAAATACACCAAAGAGATTGATGCTGATGTGACGTTTGATCATAGAGGTATGGGCCATCAAGGCCAAGAACTCATTCAAAAGAAAACTACAAATGCTATCATGGATGCCTTAGATGAAGGGTTTACTGCTGATGAAATTGCTGTGCTAGTTTCATGGAGCGGCAATGATCGTAAGACTTGGTACATAACTAACAAAGATTATATTAACGATATCAAAGCATACTGGAATGAAACTGCCGGAGGCGGGTGGCATGTACAATTCTGTGATCTTAAAAACAGCAAAGATAATGTTGAAATACTACAATATGATAATGACTATGGAAAGTACAACGTACAGTATAATCCAAATGGCGGCTGGTATCATTCTGCGTGGAACCATGCAGAACCAAAATTTATCAATGATTATCTGATGCTTACTGAGCCTGTCACTGACAGAGCCTATGATAAACATAATATAAATTCATTGCATGTATCATTAGAAAATATGATAATGCTTCAAAATCTATGTAAATTGCAAGGGATTACATTCTATCAACAATACTATATGGATCACACATATAAAGATATTGATGCTAATAAAGACCATGAGATTATTAACTACCTTTATCGACAATTAGATACTGACAATCGAGTCTTCCCAGCAATACACGAATATGTTAAGCCTCTAGGACTAACTATGTCAGATGTAGACGTGCATCCTACAGCAGAAGGACATCAAGTATACTTTAATGATATTCTGAAGCCCTTTTTAGATGCAAAAAACTTTTTTGACTAAATACTCTTATGAAATTATTTGAAATGTTTGACCAAGCAATCCCAGGACTTCAGGATGCAGATACTGATAATAGTAAACCTGTATGGAGAACTTCCAGAAAAACTAAACTTACTTTAAGTCAAATAAGAAAACTACGAAAGATGTTAGATGTTCGTAATTATGAAAAATCTAAACACCTTGTAAAAGTTAGAAAGCAATACTCTGCACCAGCAGAAGATGCTGGTCCAACATTATAACAAACCACCCCCTAATTTAGTTAAAAACGCAAAAAAGTAGTACTTAAATAGTACTTTTTATTGCTACACACTAAATATCTTCACATAAAGCCATTTATACACATCAGGAGAAACTCAATGGATAACAAGAAATTTGAAAAACTAATCGACCTCATAATCAATGAGAATGAAGAACAAGCATCGGAACTTTTCCATGACATCGTTATAGAAAAATCCAAAGCAATTTACGAATCTATCATGGAAGACGAAATGATGGATAGCGATGACCTAGACGAAGGTATTGGTGGACAAGTAGGTGATCTACTTGACGAGATCAATGCTGAAGAACAAGGCGTTAAAGAAGACGATGAAGATGAAATCGAAGTAGACTCTGAAGAAGTATTCGACATCGGTGGCGATGACGAAGTTGAAGGATCACTCGACATCGAAGCTAATTCATCAGACGAAGTTGAAGATGCAGTTATCCGCATCGAAGACAAACTTGATGACTTAATGGCAGAATTTGAAGAAATCATGGGTAAAGAAGATGATTTAGAAGATGAAATGGGCGATATGGGTGCTGACATTGAAGGCGACATTGACGACCAAGAAGTAGACGTTGACGTAAATGTTGACGATGAAGAACTAGTTGCAGAAGCAATTACACTTCAAAAAGTTACAGCTAAAATGGGTGACGATGGTTCACAAACTAGAAGCCCAGTAGATGCTAACTCAGGTCAAAAAGGAATGGATGCACATCCAGTAGACTTTGACAAAGGTAATGCAGGAGAACAAGGACGTCCGGCTCCTAAAGCTAAAGACATTGATGGCTCTTCTAGCTTCCAGAATCAGCCAGGCAAAAATGCTAAACCATTAAGCGCCGCTCCTAAGCCAGTCACAGCACAGGCTTCAGGTGTTAATACTAAATCTGTAATAGACTAAGGATTGATATAAATGGCTTTGTATCTTAAAGAACACTTATCGTTCGATCATGCCGAAATCATGGTCGAATCCGTTAAGGAAGGTGATACAGATTTAAAGACCCTTTTTATGAAGGGCATCTTTATTCAAGGCGGGGTTAAAAACGCAAATGAGCGAGTTTACCCTATTAATGAAATAGAGACAGCCGTAGAAACACTCAACACACAAATACAAGAAGGTAATTCTGTATTAGGTGAAGTTGATCATCCAGATGATTTAAAAATCAACTTAGATCGTGTGTCACACATGATCACTAAGATGTGGATGGACGGGCCGAATGGCTACGGCAAATTAAAGATTTTACCAACTCCAATGGGTCAGTTAGTTCAGACCATGTTAGAGTCAGGGGTGAAACTCGGAGTATCTAGTAGAGGTAGCGGCAACGTTAACGATATTGATGGCCGAGTCAGTGATTTTGAAATAATCACTGTTGATATTGTTGCTCAACCAAGTGCACCAAATGCTTATCCTAAAGCGATATACGAGGGCCTCATGAATATGAAGCACGGACATAAAGTTTTAGAAGTAGCAAGAGAAGCACGAGGCAACAAGAAAGTAGAACGGTATTTGAAAGACGAGATTAATCGTCTGATCAAAGACTTAAAAATATAATAGGGAGACAAGCATGATAGATGCTATTAAACCATTGATCGATTCAGGACTCATTAATGAGGATGTCGCAAGTGAATTAAACCTTACTTGGGAAACCAAATTAACTGAAGCCAAGGATCAAGTTCGTGGGGAACTCAGAAATGAATTCGCACAACGATACGAACATGACAGAAATGTGATGGTTGAAGCCCTTGATAAGATGGTAACTGAATCTTTGTCTGAGGAAATTAAAGAATTCCATGACGAAAAGAAGGCTATTAACGAAGACCGCGTAAAAGCGAAATTGAAACTTAAAGAAAGTGCAACAAAATTTAATGACTTTATGGTAACTAAGTTAGCAGAAGAAATTAAAGAATTGCGTACTGATCGTAAGGTTCAGTTGGAAAACCAAGATAAACATCAAAA